AAGGTTGCCGCTAACGTTAAGGTGCTTTGTGCAGTAGGGGATTTCGGAGACGGAACTTTCAACCTACCGCAGACCTTGATTAGAAACAGAAACTTGAATAAACCACCACAGCCCCTATTGCACAAAACACGTGTTATAAGCTGGCTGCGAATTATTAACGAAAAACTTAAATTGAAATGAAAATATTAATAGCTTGTGAGGAGAGCCAAGAAGTTTGCAGAGCTTTCCGAGAATTAGGGTTTGAGGCTTATAGTTGCGACCTACAAGAATGTAGCGGTGGTAAACCTGAATGGCATATTGTAGGAGATGCAATAAAGGAGGCTTATAGTGGCAAATATGATATGATGATTGCACACCCACCTTGCACTTATATGAGTAGGGCTGGAGCAAGATGGATGTATCCAACGGCAGGTAATTTGTGTCAAGATAGATATGCAAAAGCAATGGAAGCGAAGGCTATGTTTTTGGAACTACTTAATGCACCGATTGAATATATTGCCATTGAAAACCCAACACCATTGAAAGTAGTTGAATTGCCAAAACATAGCCAAGCGATACAGCCCTACGAATATGGACACGAATACAGCAAACGAACTTTATTGTGGTTGAAAAATTTGCCACTATTAAAGCCGACAGATATTAAGAGCAACTATAAGCCGTATTTGCCGAGCAATACAGGTGGAAAGAAACGAGGACAGAAATACCAATTTGTAAACATCACTCAAAAGGAAAGCTCAAAAACTTTCTCAGGGGTGGCAAAAGCTATGGCTGAACAATGGGGAACTTTCATTCGGAGCAGGAGCAGCTTGCTTATAACGTTTTGCAGATTGCCGAAGGTGGCGAATTAGAAGTACAAATTTTGAACATAGCACAAATGATAATTAGAAGCACTACACTTGATTTTAGCACCGCATCGCCACTTTTGGCAATGTGCTGTTATGTGTCTGTTTTCTTTTTCATTTTTTGTGCGTGGGCAATTAAATCATTAAATCATTAATGGCACGAATAGCAATATATCAAGTTGATGGAACGGATTATCAAGGCGTGCAATTTCCAAATATTGCACTTATGAAAATAGCCGGTTACCATAAATCTATTGGAGATACAGTTGAGTGGTATGAGGGTATATTGTTTGCAAGTCAATACGACAAAATTTATGCAAGTAAGATATTTAAGTTTTCAGAAATGCCACAAATACCCGATAATATGGTAATTGGTGGAACTGGAATTGACTTTCATAATAAACTACCTGCTGAAATTGAAAACGCACCAATGGATTGGGAAATATACCCAAACACTCCTTTTCATTACGGATTTTCAATGAAAGGATGTCGCTTTAAATGCGAGTTTTGTTGTGTTCCTACAAAAGAAGGCAGACCATACAATTACAATACAATTGACGAACTTATCACTAACCCATCAGGCGGAAAAAACTTGATTCTTTTAGATAACGATTTCTTTGGTGGTACTAATTGGGAAGCGAATTTGAATAGAATAGCTGAACTTGATTTGAAAGTTTGTTTTGTTCAAGGTTTAAATATTCGCATAATTTCGGATAGACAAGCCGAAGCATTGGCAAAAGTGAAATACTATAATTCTAAATTCAACAAACGATACTTAACTTTTGCGTGGGACCAGTTCAAAGACGAAAAAGTAATTATTAGAGGTATTGAACGATGTAATAAATGGGGAATACCCTGTGAACATATGCAGTTTTTTGTCCTAATTGGATTTGACACAACACCAGAACAAGATTATTATCGTGTTGAGTTCTTACGGAAATTAGGTTGCAAACCTTTTGTGATGCCTTACAACAAATCAGATAAGTATCAGAAAGCATATACACGATATGTAAATAACAGAATAATATTCAATTCTTGCAGTTGGGAAGATTATGAGTATAACCCGTTCAAAAAATCATTAAATCATTTGAGCGTTGGATAAAAAAAATGAAAAAGAAAATTGCACATAACGGTTTGTAGCTATACGCAGTTGTGTGTCGGCTTTGTGCGGTGGGAAAATTGCGTATAGGTGCTGTTATGTGTCTGGTTTTATTTTAATTTTTTAGCGATGGCAATTTATGATTTTATTAAGATTAGGAAATAAACAAAGAATAGCAATGGATATACAAAAGTATTTTCCACAACACAAAATTTATGTAGAACCGTTCTTTGGGGCTGGCGGAATGTTTTTTAATAAACCAAAAGTAAAACACAATATTGTAAATGATTTAGATGCGGATGTTTTTAACTTGTATCAAGTTGTTTTAAACCAAAAAGAAGATTTAATGGAACTTTATAAAATAACTCCATACCATTCAGACTTATCAAAACACTGGTCAAAACATAAAGAAGATGAGCCACTTAAAAAAGCAATGAGATTTTTATTTTTAAGCAATTTTGTTCTTAATGGTAGAGGGTATAATTTAAGTTATGGAGCTGCTGCTTGTGGTAGAAGAACAACGGAAGATTTTAAAATATTACTTGATAAAACATTTGATTTGATTAGTGGAGTTCAATTTATGAATGTTGATTTTAGAAAGTTCTTTAATAATTTTCAGATAAGAGAAACAGAAGAACAGCATTTTATTTATTGCGCCCCCCCATATTTGGGAACAGGAGATAATTACAGCCACTCATTTACAGAACAAGATAGTAGCGACTTATTTAATTTGCTTATACAGTCAAAATGTAAGTTTGCAGTAAGTGAGTTTGACCACCCATTTATAATTGAACAGGCAAAAGAAAGACACCTAAACTTGATTACAGTAGGAGAAAGACAGAACCTGAAAAACAGACGAACCGAAATATTAATAACGAACTATGAACAACAACCGACTCTCTTTTCCTAATGGTTTTGAAAAAACCAATGTGCGGTGGGAAAAAATTAAAATAAAACTTGCACATAACGAAAGTATTTATGAATCTAATTTAATAATCAAACACTTATGGTTTACGAAAATTTGAGAGAAATTTATTTATCTGTCTTAAGGGTAAGGGAATTGCAACCCAATTCAATTGATTATGTAATTTATGTAAATGGTAGTAAATACGCAGAAGCGAATAACCACCAAGAATTGATAGAGTATATTGAACAAATTAGAGTTGAACGTGGAGAAGGTGCTAAATACACCATCACTCTCCATAAAATTTAATTTGCTTATAACGGATTCGGGCTTTGCGTTCGTTTGGTGGCTACTACACAGCTTCCAAGTTTGCACAAAGCCCAATGCCACCAAATGACGCAAAACCCGTGTTACTGGCTGGCTCGGTTAATTAAAAACAAATTTTGATACGAAGATGGAAACAGTTTTAAATAATTTTTGTGCGGAGGGTCTTTGTGTTCTTTCCTTATTTGATGGAATGAGCTGCGGACAATTAGCACTACAAAAAGCAGGAATTAAAGTAAAGCAGTATTACGCTGCTGAAATTGATAAATATGCAATACAAGTAACTCAAAAGAACTTTCCAAATACTATCCAATTGGGCGATGTAACGAAAGTAAAAGGTGCTGATTTGCCTATAATAGATTTGATTATTGGCGGAAGTCCTTGTCAGGGATTTTCATTTGCTGGCAAAGGATTAAACTTTGAAGACCCAAGAAGTAAACTTTTTTTTGAATTTGTGAGATTGATTAAAGAGTGTAATCCAAAATGGTTTTTCTTAGAAAACGTGAGAATGAAGAAAGAACACGAATTGGTAATTAGCCAATATATGAAAGTAGCACCGATTGAAATAAACAGTTCTTTGGTTTCGGCTCAAAATCGTGTTCGCCTGTATTGGACAAACATAAATGAAAAGCCCTACGGATTATTTGGTGATATGGTTGCAGACATACCACAGCCAAAAGACCAGGGTGTTTTACTGCAAGATGTTTTAGAAGACAATGTGCCGGATAAGTTTTATTTAACCGACAAGGCTTTGGCAAGAATTGAAAAGGCTGCAACGCTTGGTATTAAAGCAAAAATAGACCCGTTGAAAAGTGGAACAATTACATTGAAAAACCAAAGCGGACAACTGGCTATTGATAACAGCACAACACTAATTGAGAACCTAAAAGGCTGTTTAAAATTTGGAATAACAGACGAGGCAAAACAACTAAGAAAAGAGAGTATGGCAAAAGGCAAAGACCATACGCCCTTTCAGAAAAAACAGATAAATGAAATTGACTTTGAAAAGATGAACACTTTAACAACCGCAATAACCAAAGACAATATCATTTGTGAGATAATGGGAAACAAAGCCAATACGCTTACACCTGATGCTTATTTGGCTACTGGAGAAAGAAACCGAGATGAAAATGGCAAGGCGGTTTTGACTTCAATGTGTGATAGAAGATTGAGAAGATTAACACCAACTGAATGTGAGAGGCTTCAAACTGTGCCAGTAGGATATACAGACGGTGTTAGTGATACCCAACGATACAGGATGCTTGGGAATGGATGGACTGTTGATGTAATTGCTCATTTCTTTGTGTTCTTAAAAGGGGAGGAAAAAAAATTATTTAAAACTGAACCGAAATGTCCAATCGAAGCACAAATGTAGAGCTTGCCAGTAACGGTTCGGGGCTATGTGAAGTTTTAAAAAAGGATTAAATGAGATACTGTTCGGACATAGGGAAAAGTTTATTAAAAGCACTACTGCTCGGTGATGCAGAAACGCCTTTTTTAAAATTTTCATATAGCCCTATGTTGTATGCAGTGGGGCTTTAACGCACAAATGTTCATACGAAGCACTAAAGAAAAAAAGAAAAAATGCGAAGTGAGGGAAAAATATTTAACAATGATTGTTTGCTTACATTAAGAACGATGGAGGCAGAAAGTATTGATTTGGTTGTAACATCACCACCTTATGACGATATGCGAAATTATGGACACGACACAAAGTTTATGTTTCATTTAATATGTAATGAACTTTGCAGGGTTCTAAAACAAGGTGGGGTAATAGTTTGGATAGTTGCAGACCAAACAAAGAAGGGTAGTGAAACGCTTACTTCATTTAAACAAGCATATTCGTTTTTTGAAAACGGATTGAATTTGCACGACACAATGATTTGGAAAAAGCCAAACCCAGTTCCAACACAAAGCACAAGGTATCAGCAAGAGTTTGAATATATGTTTGTATTTAGTAAGGGGAAGCCTAAAACATTTAACCCTATAAAGGTAAAAAGCAAATGTGCAGGAACTAAAGTAAAAAAGCACAGAGCAACTAAATCAAAACACAATTACAACGAAGAAGGAATTTATACGGTTGCTGATACAAAAATGATTGGGAATGTTTGGGAAATTGCTAATGTGAAAAATGAAAGCAAACACCCTGCAATATTCCCTTATGAACTTGCAGAAAAACACATATTAAGTTGGAGCAATGAAAACGATATTGTTTATGACCCTTTTATGGGAAGCGGAACAACGTGCATAGCGGCTAAAAACAATAAACGAAAATTTATAGGTAACGAAATAAACGCTGAATTTTATGAGTATTGCAAAACCAAATTGTTTTGAAAAAACAAAAAGAAGCGTGGGGCATTTTTTCTTTTTTTCTTCCACAAATGTTGAAACGAAGAACGTCTGCCCTATTGCCTATAACGTTTTGCGGCTTTGCGATGGCAGGGCTTCAAGGCACAAAAGTTCAAGTTTAGCACAATGTTTAATAGTAGTACAAATGTTCAATATACCACCAATGCCCTGCTTTTGCAAAACCCTTGTTATGGGCAGTACGGTATTTAACATGAGATTTTAAAAATGGAAGTAAATAAAATATATCACGATGATTGGATGAATAATAAACTTGCTGACAAATCAGTTCAGTTAATTATTGCAGACCCACCATACTATAAAGTAAAAGGAGATTTTGACTTTGTTTGGAAAACCTTTGACGATTACCTGCAAGATGTAGAACGATGGGCAATAGAATGTAAAAGAGTTTTAGCTGATAACGGAACGCCTTACTGGTATGGAGATGCTAAAAATATTGCATATGCTCAAATTATTTTAGATAAGCATTTTAATTTATTGAATAGTTTGGTATGGGAAAACACAAACGACCATAAGCAACAAATACGCTTTAATCCTGATTTACGAACCTTTGCACCACTTACTGAAAGATTACTGATGTATGGAAATGGCAATGATAGTAGTGGATTAAATGCTATGTTACAAACATCAATGATACCAATACAAGAGTATATGAATAAGCAAAGGCAAAAGGCAAATGTGAATTATACTTTTATCGCTGAACTATTTGACATATCGACAACTGCTGTTGCTCATTGGTTCAATTATCCAACTCAACCAAGTTTGCCTGAACAAAGCAAATACAACAAATTGAGAGAATTTATTGACCTAATGCCATACGAAGATTTGCAGAAATGGAACGAAGAACTACGCAGACAACACGAAGAACTACGCAGACCATTTAACAATGACCGCTTTTATGGTGATGTTATTAGAATACCAAACTATGAAACTGGAAACCACGACCACGACACTCCAAAACCTGAAAAGCTAACAAGGGAACTAATTTTAATTAGTAGCAGACCAAACGACCTTATTTTAGTTCCTTTTGCTGGTAGCGGTACAGAATGTGCAATGTCTATAAAAGAGGGTAGAAACTTTATAGGATTTGAAATAAACGAAAAACACGTTAATTATGGTAACAAACGAACTGATACTATTAAGGCTCAACCGTCTTTGTTTGTCGGTTCGTAGTATTGCCCATAACGAAAGTATTTATGAATCTAATTTAATAATCAAACACTTATGGTTTACGAAAATTTGAGAGAAATTTATTTATCTGTCTTAAGGGTAAGGGAATTGCAACCCAATTCAATAAATACTTACATGATTATTTTTGATTCCTATGTAAGATATTGTGGGTATTTGAAAAAGAAGCCGGAAGATGTAAGTAGGGAGGAAATCCTTTTTTACTTATCAAAAATAAAATCTGAATCAACAAGGAGACAAGCTAAAGGGGTGTTAATTAATCTTTATGAAATTATAACGGTGTTAAAACAAATGATTTAAGGGTGATATTCAGTAAGGCAGACATCACACTTCAAAATAAATTATCACAGGAAAAATCAACACATAGACTTACGGCATAATCATAATTTAATTCAACAAACCACCTAAAAAATGAACCAACTACAAATAACATTCGAAAAACCAAATATTAAAAACCGTGAGGAGGCAGTTGAAAAAGTAAGAGGTTTTCTAAAAGATAACAGGGCCATAACCAAGCCTGAATTATGTGCTTTGCTTGGATGGCATTACAACGCAAATAATGACAGGAGGATAAGAGATATTGTAAGTGAAATAAGCCATAATGAGCCAATCATAAGCGTATCAGGCAACAACAAAGGATTTCAGTTGGCCAGGAGCAGTGATGATGTTGAATTGGTAAAACATACCATATTAGAATTAAGGAGCCGGATAGCAGAAATAGAAAAGCGGATAAAGCCACTTGAAAAATTTTTATTTGGAAAATAAAACTTTGTATTGAAATAAATTGTATTATTGCATCGTGGAGAAAACAAATAGACATACAAAATTTTATCAGGCTCCGAGCCGTAGCTTAAATTGTTTTCTCCACAGCAAACTTTTAAAAGCGAAAACTCGGAGCCTGATTTATTTATAAGGTATGGCAGAAAATAAAAAATCTGTAATATTATACTGCGACATCATATCTACTTTTGAATCATTAGAAGATAGTGAGGCAGGAAGACTTATAAAACATTACTTAAGATATATTAATGACTTAAATCCGGAACCTCCGGATCGTATTACACAGCTTTTATTTGAGCCTATAAAACAACAACTTAAACGAGATTTGATAAAATGGAATCAAGTAAAAGAGATTAAGAAAGTTGCTGGTCATTTAGGTGGATTAAAAAGTGCTGCAACAAGACGAAGCAAAAGCAAGCAAAAGCAAGCAAACGAAGCAGATGCTTCAAAAAGTCAAGCAAACGAAGCTGTTAATGTTAATGTTAATGTTAATGTAACTGAAGAATATAATAAATTATATAATATTCAAAAAAATATAATAGAAAAATTTTCTGAAATAAAAAAAATAAAAAACCAACTTACATTAGAACAGGCTGCTAAATTGGAAAAAAATTTTGCGCCCGAAATTTTGAATGAAGTTTTAGATTCTATGGAAAATTATGTTGGACTATCAAAAAAATATTCTTCTGTATATTTAACGATTAACAAATGGTGCAAAAATCATTTAAAATATATAAAAAATGGAACAAACAACTCAACTTCTAAATCCTCAGAACCTAAAATTGGAAGAATTCCAGTTAGCTCGATTGAAAGATTTATCAACACCAGGTCTATCCCTGACGACTACGAGCCGGGTGATTTTGATGGCATCCGCATCGGCCCCATTGTTCCGAAACCTAAAGGGTAAGGAATCAGCACTTAGAAAATCTATTTCTAAAATTTGTGCTAAAGTTTCAATAAAAGCAGAACTATCAGAAACAGAATTTTTGCTTATATATGATTTTGTTTTACGAAATTACTCAATGGCAACACTGACAGAATTTGAATATGCCTTTGAACTTAACCTGCTGAATCAGGATAAAGAAACATTTGCTGAACACTTTAATTGTTTTGATTGCGCATACATCGGTAAAGTAATGGGGAATTACTACAAAATGAAATCAGACGCGATTCAGAGATTGAAAATGTCATTACCGAAAGAATTGCCAAAGCACGAATCTACTGACGAGGATTATTACAACAGGCTTTTAAAAGTATCTAAAGAAAAAAAGGAAGTGCCTAATTATTGGAATTGGACGAAAGTTTATGAATACATGAACTCTGCTGGAATAGTAGATGAATCAATAGAATGGAAAACGCGGCTAAAAAACCGTGTGATTGAACAAATGCGGTTAGATAACGAGATGCAAAAGCTTAATGAGCCGGATGCACTTGGAAGGGCAAGGATTGATGCATCTTTCACGCCTGCAACTGTAAAAGCAAATTGCCACAGGGAATATGTAAGGTTTAAAATACACAAATTATTGAATTTTGATTATTTGGGGATTGTACTTGATGTTGAGAATAAAAAATAAATTATTTATTTTGTTTTAAATTATTTATCTTTGGGGCAAATTAATTGATTGATGAGCAATGAGCCCAGCAACCATAGCCCAAATAGAATTTGTGAAGGATTGTTTGCGAAAAGGATTCAAGCGCGATTATATCCTTGCAAAATTCCGCAACAAATGGCAATCAGTGGCCACAAGGACTATTGATAGCCGAATAAAAGCCGCCTCCGTTGCACTGGAGGCTGAAATTCGAACGATAAATCAAAAAACGGAGGTTAGGTTAGAAAAGCAATCGCAAGCCCTTATGCTAAAGACATTGCCTATTGCCGAAAGGATTGATTTGTTGGCAAAAATTGCAACAGGTGAGATAAAAATTAAAAAACCTTTCGTTATTTCCGGCAAAATAATGGAATATCCGGCTGAACCCGACCACAATGACAGAACTAAAGCCATTGCCGAATTAAACAAGATGGATGGCAGCTATGCAGCTCAGAAGTTAGAAGTTCAGGACACAACAATCAATATTGCACGAACCGTTGTAACAAAAAAAGTATGAATAAATTTTTAATAAACATTTTATTTTATCTTTATTGCATAGCGTCCTTCTTAATTGTGATTGCTGGGTTTTGTATTACTTTCACTTTGGGAACATCAGCTGTAATGGATTGGTGGGTCTATGTTGCTGTTTATAGCTTATGTTTAATAATAGCCGCATCCCAAGAATCATGTTACAATTTTTTTATAGAAAAAATAACCCAGGAATAATTGAACATTGACATTACCTATCTTGACTATCAGATTGGCGTTTTCTTTGATTGGGAAGCGAACTGTAAATATAAGGTAATACGAAAAGGCCGGAGGGTAGGAATTACACGCGGAGGAGCACATGCAGTTATAGAATGGCTACTTGAAGGTAACGGCCCTGTGCTTTGGGGCGAAACAACACACGGTAATATTGAACGCTATTTTGAACGATACTTTTACCCTGTTTTAAATAAAAATAAGATTCAGTATAAATTTGACCGGCAAAGCAAAAAGCTAACGATTAACCGCCATTATTGCGATTTTAGAAGTGCCGACAATCCAGAGAATTGGGAGGGGTTTGGTTACAAATACATATTTTTAAACGAAGCCGGAATAATACTTAAAGACCGGAGCCTATACATCAATAGCGTTTTGCCGATGCTTTTGGATTACCCTGACAGCAAATTGATAGCTGCAGGTGTACCTAAAGGCAAATATTTAAAAGATGGAAATGAACATCCTTTTTATACGCTAAATAAAAGGGCCGAAGAAGGGAATGAGCAATATAAGGCATTACATTTTACGTCATACGAAAACCCGCTATTGTCAGAAGAAGACATAAAAGAGCTTGAACGCGAAATTGAAGTATTTTCACCCGAACAGGTGAGGCAGGAGATATATGGTGAGTTCATAGAAACAGACGCATTAAATCCGTTTGCGCACCAATACAAAAAAGAAAAACATGAAAGTGAACAGGCTATTTTCAGGCCGGAGAAACAAATTATTATTTCAGTTGACTTTAACATAAACCCGTTTGCTGCTACATTCAGGCACATGTGGGAAGATTCACAGGGGTTGCACTATCATGTTTTTGATGAGCTTGAAATAAAAAATGGTTCTATCCCACAAATGGCTGAACAGATTATAGCCAGGTATAACAGGTATTTAGGCAACAGTAGAATGACAGGCGATGCAATGGGTAATGCACAGGAGATCTCGGAGCAGGATAAGGCAAGTTTATACAAACAACTTATCAGGCAACTGAAAATGAGCGAAACGCAGTTGATTGTTCCGGCAAATCCAAAACATAAAAACTCACGTGCCGATGTAAACTATGTTCTTGCTAATTATCCTGACTATAAAATTAATCCTAAAACATGCCCCAATCTATGTAGAGATATGGCCGTAGTGCAATGCAATGTACATGGTGAAAAAGTGAAGATTGCCAAAACCAACAGGGCTGACGTGGCACAGAGGGCTGACTTTCTCGATACAGAAAGGTACGCAATAAATACATTTTTGTCCGCATGGGTGGAAAGACATTCGAAAATGCGGAGGTAGTTATGTTAAAAATTATTTGAAATAATTAATGATAATAACAAATTAAAAATTAAATTTGGCGGCATGAGTATATGTGAAAATTGCACAAAAGCAAAAGATGTATTTAGATGCGTAACTCAAATAAATGTTGGAGTAGCAGAAGCAGATACTGATTACATTATTTTATTGGAAAACATGACCACCGGCAGGGTTGATAAGTTTGAGGTTACAAGTGATGGCAGTGGTAATATTTCATTTGAACCAGGATTTGAATTAGCCTGCCACGTATATCAGATAAAGGTAGTAGAAAAAAATGAGTTTTTTACAGATGTTGAATTTACTGTGGCAGATGCTACATTAACAAGCTGCGTTTATTTTAACGTGGTGCAAGGCGCAGCCGATGAACAAACATTATTTGCAATAGTTTAAATGGGACGCGTACAAAATTATATCAACAGCCACACCACCAAACAAAAGCCATATGATGGAGGTGGATTATGCTGTAACACAAATTCATTATTAAGTTCATCAGAAAGCATAAATCCATTGGGGCTAAAACTATCATGGAACGACATTAATAATACTCCTGTAACAGCAGGCGATGTAAGCGAATGGAACAGTTTATTTAATTTACCTGCTAACGGTTCTCCATTTACATCTGTAGAGGTATCAGGCAATGATGTTTATTTGATTGGTGGCAGTGGGATAACTATTGCTACGGGATTATTTGCTAATGATGATAATTTAACTTTGATTGACGACCAAGCCCTTTGTATTGTTCGGATTGACCATGATGCGTTTGATGAATGCAACTCTTTGACCGATGCAACACTTAATGCGTGTATAACATTTGGTGCTAAAGCTTTTGGACTCTGCGATACGCTGCAAACTTTTACTGCTAATGCGGCAATAACTTTTGGGAATTTATGCTTTGCTTCTTCTTCACTGCTTTTGACCATCAATGCGCCTAATGCAACTACAATTGCTGATAATTGCTTTAGAGATATGGTTAATCTTACAGAGCTTACATTGCCATCATGCACAGCTTTAGGTTCTACAGTAGGGAATAATTCAGTTTTTGATGGCATATCAGGCAATAACTTCACATTAACCATACCGGCAGCCCTTATGACATGCAATGCCGGAAACCCTGATGGAGATATTCAATATCTTCAAGCACATAACACGGTAACTATAATTCAAGTATAAAAATGAAAAATATAATCATGATAGCCTTATGCTTTTTGGCTTTAAACGTAAAAGCGCAAACAATATCAACCGACACAACTACTACTTCGCCAACAAAATTTATACTTGGGATAGTTCAATAAAAATAAATGGAAAACATTTTATTATTTTTTAATTTATTTGCATTGCTGGCATTAAACGCAGCGTGGGTTATAGGATTTTATAATGCCACCAGATACGAAACTCACGCTATTCAAAGCGTTGAGGATGAAACTAAAATGATAGCCTGGCGAATAAAATATTTTGCAAATAAATATTTAGGCCCCTTTTGGAGTAAGCCTATTTGTGACTGCCCTCCTTGCATGGCATCAATACATTCGCTTTGGTATTTTTTGTTCTTTGAGTTTAACCCTATGAATATTATCATGTGGGTGTTTTATGTTTTTGTGCTTAGTGGGATATTAAAGTTGATAATTACTAAATTTCAGTTATGAAGGGAGTAGCGGTAAAAGCATTTTTTGATGCAAATAGAGATTCTATTTTGGCACTGTTGCGTGATGAGCAAAATAAAAAGAATCCATATACAAAGCTACAGCATTGCTATACTGACTTAAATGGGGTGCATTATTATATATTTCCTGATGGGATGAGCCTGCCTATTGAGCGCACAGGCAAGCTACAGGACTTTTATATGTATATTAATACCGGCATGAGTGCAACGGAGTGGCATAAGGCTATTGATGTTATTGATGAGGCTTTGTATAAGGGCCTTGCAAATACTAAGGTTGCCGGAACGATTGGCGCACAGAATAAGGTTTTAAAGGATATGATCGGGATGGTATTTCACACCGAGTTAATTTATAATATGGTTGCTGTGCAAATGATTCGTGAGGATGAACAGCCATTTGAGTTTAGTCAGCCTATACATGAGGAAAAGGTAGCGCAGTTTAAGTTAGAATCAAAAAACAATTCTACCTATTTTTTTTTTCAGACGTTGCCCATAAAAGATTTGAGATTGCTCGACAACTTCTTAAAGTTATCGCAGGCCGAGTTCACAGCATTATGGTTAGAATCGGAAATTCGTCAGATGGAGAATCAGAAGATAAACGATTACCTGAAACAATTGCTAAAAGAAATTTCAACAGGGGAAAAGAGTTTAAAAAACAGTTAATGTTAATATGCGATGGTGATGTGAGTGAGTATAACGAATTAAATAAATCATCCATTGACACCTACCTGTTTAAGTTGGAAAACTATATTGATGATTTAATTGAAAAGAAAAGAATAGCGGAATCGCTGTCAAGTAAAAAATAAATAATGGCAACAGAAGAAATAATCACCCGGTACATAGCAGAGGTTGACGGCTATTTGAAAGAAATTGAAAAGCTAAAGGCCGAAATTCGCACCATTATTACTGAGGAGAAAAAGCAAACAGAAGAAAGCAAAAAGCAGACTGTTACACTAAAACAGGCAGCCAGTGAAAGAAATAAATTATTAGAATCAGAAGTTGCAACCTTAAAACGACTTAAAGCTGAAAGCAAATTAGCTTATTCACTGGTTGAGATTAAAAAATATAACACCTCAATTGCCGCCACACAACGCAATATTGATTTACTTAAAAATAAAACATCAGAATTAACAGGTGTTCAGTCGCTACTTAAAGGAGCAATTTCAGGCATTGGCGTAGGTATAGCAGCCGCTTTTAGTGTTGGCGCAATAAAATCATTTGCCGATGGTGCTATACAGGCATTCAGGGAGGCAGAGGTAAATGCAAAAAAACTACAATTTGCCATTGAAAAAATAGGAGGTGAGGCACCGAAGGCTTTTGAAGAATTAATAAGGCAGAGCGAAGAATTACAAAATATCACCATATTTTCAGATGATGATGTTCAGCGTACACAAACGCAGTTATCTCAATTTGGGCTTGTATCTGACGAAATAAAAAAACTTACACCATTAATAACGGAGTTAGCGGCTGCAAGCGGCAAATCACTAAGCGAAGCAACGGACTTAGTAATACAGGGAATTAATGGACAGACAAGGGCCCTGAAACCTTTGGGACTTGAATTTAAGAATACCGGTGACAAGGCCGAGAACTTTGCCATCATAACCGAAAAGCTAAATAAATTTGTTGGCAGCAATGCCGATTTACTTGAAACAGATGCAGGAAAGGCGGCTAATCTTGCAAATACGTTTGATGATTTAAAAGAAAAAATAGGTGGGCTTATTGCAAATAGCGATATTTTTAAAGGGTTCACAAGTTCTATAAATGATTTTATAAGAAGTTTTAAATCATTAGATGAATTACGTGCTGAACAGAACCGGCAAAATATTGAGGATGCCAAAAACCTAATTAACGTTGGCATACAGCCACAGATAGATGCTCAAAAAAAATTGTTAGGTGTTGAAATAACAACTGCTGCAAAAATTAAAGAACTTAATGATGGTATTTTACAACAGGAAAAAGATTTAAAAGAAGCTAAAGACCAACGAAGAAAAGACCTTAGTGCTGGATTAAAGACAGATGAGGAGTTAAATCAACAAACCAAACTATTTAAACTCCAACAAGCTAAAATAAATCAGGACAAAGAGGAGTTAGAACTTGAAAAGCAGAAAAAGATTGTAACTGATACTAAAGTTAAAAAAGTAAATGGGCAACAAGTAATCACTCCAGAGATTGAATCTCAATTACGTTTAAATGAATTAAAAAAAGAACAAATACGGATTGAAAAATTACTTGAAAACAAAACCATAGGTTCAGAGAGGATAAAGGAATTAAAACAAGAGGCTATTGCGGTTCAGGAATTAATAAGAGTTGAAGAAAACAGAGGTAAAACAAATTTAGGTTTAACTCCCGATGAACAGCTTGCCAAAGAAACCGCAGCACTTGAAAAAAAGAAAAAGTTATTAGAAGACGCTCTCAAAGAAGAAAAACGACTCCGCGAAGAAATAAACAAACTTAAAATTGATACAGCACCGAACGAAGAAACTAAATTAAAACTCAAAGCAGAAATTGATGCAGAAAGTTTTAAAAAGGTTGAAGAAGATAAAAGGAGTTTTGATGCGGTTATAATTAACATTGACAAACTACGCACAGAGGCATTAAGATTAAATCAGAAAAAACTTAATCAGGATTTAAACGACTTATACCAAAAGGATTTTGAAAACGCAGTAAAGGCAGGCGAAGCCAAAGCTGATATTGATGGTGCCGATGCCTCAAAAGAACTTGCAGAACGGCTACGCATCGAGCGCGAAACACAAGAACGGATAAACGGTGAGCGCGAAGATGCAGAGGTGAAAGGATCTATTGCACAGTTAAAAATAAAACGTGATAATTTAGAGGCAAATCGCGATGAAGAACTTAAAAATGCAGGAAGAACAATAACGAATGAACAGGATTTAGCCAACAAAAAATACCAAATAAATAAAAAGTATGCTGATGACATAAATGAACTTGATGATGAAATAAAACGGCACCAGAAAGAAAATTTAGAAAAATCAGTCCAAACCACTATTCAATTTGCTGATATTGCCATGAAGTATTATCAGCAACAATCAGATGCAAGGATTGAGGCACTTGAAAAACAAGGAGATGCACAAACTGAGGCTTTTGACAAAGAAATGGAAGGGTTACAGAATCTCAGGGATAAAAAGTTAATATCTGAATCTACATTTGAAGCCAGGAGCGCGGAAATAAAAGAACAAAGGGTTGCATCAGAAAAAAGAGTGGAGGCGGCCATAGCGGCAGAAAAGCGTAAGTCGGCACAGGTGGCAAAAACATTGGCAGCATTTAAGGCTTCACTTGCCTTATTGGTAGCCATAGCAGAAGAAAATTATATAGGTGCAGCAATAGCAGCAGTAGAGCTGGCCGCAATTCTTGCTACTCCAATTCCTGCATTTAAACATGGTACAAAAGGCAAGAAAACATCAGGCACAGCATTGGTTGGCGAAGAAGGTGCAGAGTTTGTTCACTTGCCACAAGGGGCGCAGGTAGTGCCACATAAACAAACGGTAAAAAATAAAGAGCTTGTAAATGCCATGATTGATGACAAAGTGGATTATTACATTTTTAAAAACTACACATTACCTGAGCTTTTAAAATCAGGAACGATTGAACGCCCATTGCAGGTAAGAAGTGCCATGAGTGATTCGTTCGTTAAAACAGAAAAAAATAAGACTATCCTTAAAATTCAGATAGCTGACGAAATCACAAAAAATTTTATTGGTGAAATTGCAAAGACTTATCACCAAATAATTATTAAGCAACAGTCAGAAAATGAAAGGCAACAGCAGAAAAATTTTAACAGCGTAATTAAAAATGCTATAACAAGCACGGTAATAAATAACGGGAACGGGATGGATGAGTATGCAATGGCAAGAGCAATTAATTCATCAGGAATGAGAATAAAAAACGTTCGTGAAATTGGAAAAGCTATTGCCAGTGAAATAGTGAATGTGAATGATTATAGACACCTGTAAATGCCAACCGTAACAATAGCCAATACTGATTTATCATTCATCACATTAACTATTGATGGAGTAGCATCGGTTATAAAAAAAGAGTGGTGTACGGTTTCATCTGATGGCGATAATTTAGTTTTAAAATGGTTTACCGAGTTTATAAGCAAACGATATCCCTATGAACAGTCATTTGATGAGGCTGATGTAAGCAGCCCATCACATACTGATATTAATGATTTGTATTCAACAATAGTACAGTGGTTGGAAAATCAAGGGAGCGGTGGATTTTCAACGGTAATATTTCAGCCATTAGCATACACACCTGCGGCAGATGGGGTAGAAACTGACTTTGTGATAAGCGATGCCTATACCGGAACAATAATGCCGGTGTCAAATGGAATAGCGTTAAAATTAGGAGTAGGATATACACAAATAGGAAATGCAATTACATTAACTTACGCTCCTGATACATTGGATATTTGGGGCAATAAACCTTTATAGATGAAAAAAATAATACAACTACTATTTGCGTTCGCTATTGCGGCAAGTTCAGCACATTGCCAATCGGTAGGTGCAAATCAAATTAAAAAAGATGGCACCTCTATCAAGGGAAACTCATCAAACCAGTTAGAAGTTGATACAACTAAAATGGCAACTAAATATTATGTTAGCACAGTGGCAGGCGGCACAGGAACGGTAACATCCATAGCAACAGGTTATGGATTAAGTGGTGGCACCATCACAACAACCGGCACTATTTTAACAGACAGCGCAACGCTATCGAGCAAATATGTTAGAAGGGCAGATAGTACCATTACATATAGTACTCCGTCTCAAACGGCATTAAAATTAAACATATCCGACACGGCTACGATGTTAAGCCACTATGCAGAAAATGCGGAGGTAGCATTAAAAGTAAATATAAGCGATACGGCATCCATGCTTACAAATTATGTTGAGCAATATGAACTTAATGCCCTCACCAAAATAAATTATTATTCCCGCACGACAGCTACGGGCACGGCAACGACAGCAGAAGAAGTAATAGCCTCGAAATTAATACCAGCAGGAACTATTGGCAATAATGATAGAATTGAAATAGTATGTCTATGGGGAGGAACATCAGCAAGCGGAAGCACCAAATCAATGAAAATAAGGTTGCATACCTCAGCAGCGGTTGGAGGCACTATTTATGGAACGGTAACATCATCAGGTTCAACATGGACATTCAATGCAATGGGGCAGATATGGGAGAAGGGGGCAAATAATTCACAGGAAGGAACAATAGGAGCAAGTGCGGCTGGTGGATGGGGTGCAGCAGGTTCGGCAGTAACTACGTCATCATTAAGCACAGCAAGCGATATGTATGTAGTGTTTACAACAATTAAAGCGGTAACAGGTGATGTTATTAACTTGTATTCATATGACATAATTATTCACAGGGCACCATGAGAAAGAACTATTCATGCCGAAATGAACAATTAATTTATCAAATGCCTATTCCTGATTTGATAAATGAGTTTAAATTGATGTTTGTAAAAAAATCGCAACTCCCCTCATCACAAAGAAATTATATAAAATTAAGAATGAGAGAATTGGTTGAATGTGGTGTTGTAAAGATTAACTAAAGATAATGGCAACTAAATATCGGTGGTTTTTTGATAATGTGCTTGTATCGGAGCCTGTTAATTCTTTAGAGATGCAGGAAACAATACAATACGATGATAAATTAAAATTCATTTATTGGGAAAAATCAAACTCATTTAAGTTTATAGGGTCATCATACGATGCCCTTTATGCAATGTATGTAGATGGTTTTTGTAATGAAGTTGCAGTTCATATTGATGAGGATTGTGCGCTCAATGGAAACTTTGCACCTGTTTTTGATGGTATTATTAAAATACGTGATGTTAAATTTAATTTTATAGAATGCAGTTGCACCACAAATGTAAATGATAATAATTATTTTGCGTTAATTAATAATAATGCCAATTTAGAATATTTACTTTCTGCTGGAAAATCTAAAAATAATGTCATTATAGATATACCTCCTCTGATTGATGTATTAATTCCAAATCCATGCCCCGGTGGATTTCCTGATCAACATAGAGATTTGTATTATGTTGATGATGTTTTTGCGGCTATTGTGGCGCATATAACAGATGGCAGAGTTACTTATGAAAGCCCATACTTCGGTACAGGTGGAGAAAAAGAATTTTTAATGTGCGGCAATGGTTATCAGGGCAGAGTTGAGGGTTGGTTTTCAATACTTCCTCTGCTCGGATTAAAAATTGACTACGAAACGTTATTTAGCGAACTTGAAAAACATTACAATCTTGGTATTTATATCGACTATTCAGGCACACTGCCAAAACTTATAGTAGATAAATATGAGAATTTATATACTGCATCAAAATCAATAACGATAAGTAACCCTAAAAAACTAAGTCTTTTGACTTTTGTAGATAAATTGTATAGTGGCATTAAAATGGGCGGTGAAACATATCCTGAGTTTTCATGCCCTGATGATGGCAATTTTCCAACAGAGATTAATTATTACGGTTTCAAAAGAGAGCAGTTTAACTTTACAAGCCAGTGCAATACAAAGACATTGTTAGAAATAGAAGCATCAGCCATAGTTGACACCAACGCTCTTTTTCAAATAATATTTAAAGGCATAACTACATACGATTCGAATATAATATTACTGGATTGCTACGATGATAGTGGACAGATTACAGCGACCATAACAGATATTTTAGGTGATGGCAATGAATATCTAAATGGCGACTTAACAAATTATAGTATTGCGCAACGATTTAAATCTATCCTCAATGCTTCATTTTCGGCCTTCTATACACAAACGGATTATACATTTGATGCTTACGATACCGCCATTACTGATTATACAGGGGTAATAACTACTATTTCTCAATTTCAATTTGATGATGATTATTTATTAGGTAATGACCCAACAAACTTTTGGGGCAATGGAACACCACAGGGCTTTCCTGTAAGTCAGGTTAATTCAAAAACAACAGGCGCACCAGTGCCAGGAGTTTATTATTTCAGGTTTACAGCGCATAAGGTGCAAAGACCTCAGTTTCCTTTGGTGCCCGGTAATTTTACTGTAACCATTAATCGTTATACATCTTTAGGCGTTTTTGTGGCAGCATTTAGTGAAGGTGCCATAGCAAATTATACTGTTGACACTGATGTAAGTTTAAATTATAATCTATGGCTTGATGCAGGTGACTATATTGAAGTAGAGGTAAACAATCCAAGTTTGTTTAACCCTCAGTTTTCTGTCCCCTGGCGTTCTCGTTTTGAGTGTATTCAAACTCCATATGTAAGTGGGGTAAATGAAGTAATAATTCAAGGAGATGCTAAAACTTTAAAAATAGATATAGACTGTGTTCTTAATAGGTCACAATACGCCACCATGAAAACAAACTTCAAAAAATATATTGAGGTTGTTTCTAAAACAAAAATATTCAGAGGATATTTGTACGCATCAAAATATGACGAAAGCACAGGCAATACTCAATTAACATTAATAACTTCAAATAACTTTATAGATGGCAGAAATAGTTAGCGGGCTTCAATTTATACCAAATCAGCCAATAGTTTTTAATCAGGACACTGACTGCGATACTTGTGAACCAACTGAGTTTTGCTCTTTGCATCAGTCGGATGAATATATTGAAATACAGATAAAGCAAAATCCATGTGATACAAACTTAATTTGTGATACTCCATTTGCTGAGGGTGATGAGCTACTCACAGATACTTTGATGGCATTATATGGAGATGACCTTGTGCAGAATGGTGATTTTGCAACAGGAGCATTTTGGGGTGCAACACCACCCGAAGCAACAATAAGCGGAGGTGCTGCACATTTTATTCCAGGCACTAATGTATTTGCCTATGTAGCACAAACAATATCATCCGCAGAGCATGGCCAATGGCACAGAATACAATATTTATTATCTAACGTAATAGCAGCAGGCGATAACATAAATGCAAGCCTGTATGATGGTGCAGTTACTTTCGGCCCTGAAAGTACAAATGGGGTTAAAACGGCAAAGGCAAGAGGAGGCAGCACGGATGATGAACTTACTTTATTTGTAACACAGCTTGGTGGTGTGACTTTCACCTGTGACTTAGATAATGTATCACTACGCAGAATTTGTCCTGAATATCTTGTTACCACAGCAAACTGGACACCATTAGAGCCTGGATTCCGGCATACTGCAGGAGCAACCGACAGCTTAGAGGTTGATATTACGGCAACGGCAACAACTTATTATGTTGTACGGGTAACAATATTAAATTCAACAGCAGGGGGGATAACGGCATCGCTGGCCGGAGGCACCGCATCAGGGGCAACAAGCGGCAATGGCACATTTACTATTTATATAACATCCGGTGCCACCTTATCAACCGGATTACTATTAACGCCAACATCAAATTTTGATGGCGATATTATGCTTGTAAGTTTAAAAGAAGTAACAACATGCTTTAATGTTGATGATACTTGGGTTATCACGGAAGATGGCCTTATGTGCTCCGGTGGTGATTCTTCGACACTAATTCAGACCGGTTCACCTATCCTTGCTCTAAATTATTATCAATGTGAAATTGAAATATACAATTACGGTTCAGGCACATTGCAGTTTGAAATAGGAACCGAAGCCGGAGATTTATTATCAGGCAATGGTGCCCATAAAGATTTTATAACGGCAGCCACAAATGGGCAGATAAAAATTATTCCATCAACGGATTTTGTAGGGTGTTTCAAGATTTCGAGCTTATCTGTAATACGATTAACCAATGCTCTTGAAGTAACATTAATTGATGCTGATGGTAATGAGGAAGCGGAACTTGATGGCAAGGTAACTTTTTATGACGATGTCATAAATATAAAATTTAAACCATCAGAAACGCTAAATTTAGTAGGCCAGCCAATAAGTATGGGATGTAAAACAATTTGTGTTAAAAATCCGTGCAGCGAGGAAATTGATTATTTTGAAAGCACTTTTGGCGATGGCAGCGGTTGGACAGATGGGGGAAGTGGATTTATGACTACAGGAGGCGGCAATATGGTTTATGACTGCCCCAATCCACCAAATACAGGGGGCACAGGTTCATCAAGCCATGCTGTAGTAGTAACAGGAGGTTATCAATACAGGTGTATTCTTACGGTAGATGCCCTATCAGGTTCTCCGTGCTCATTGCAAGTTGTTATGGTTGACGGCAATGCAATACAAGCCCCTGTTCTTGCAACCGGAGATGTTGAGCTTATTGTAAGTCCTGCATCCAATGGAGTACTTATACAAATAAACATTTCAAAATTAGGTGCTCCATCATCGGTTCTTTCATTAAGCAGAATTGTGGTAACAGAAATAAGGCCCATTGACAGAGAATATTGCAGCAGTTGTTTTAAAATTGTTGAGGATGCAGGATGCGCTAAACTAATTGAAGCCTATTCAGATACAAATGGCATGGGCTTTAATTTTGAATCCGGTTTTAAACTTCGTTCGCGTGTACTTAGTAAATTTATTGCATCATCATATTCAGAAAATTCCAATGAATATACTGATACAGGGGGCGATGGAATAAAGAACTTTGCATCTACACAAAAAAAACAGACATTATTTATTGAAGGTGTGCCTGAGTACATGCACGATTTTATCCGTGTTGCCAAAAACTGTCCCACGTTTATAATTGATGACACGGAATATATTGCCGAAAACAATGAGTATAAACCCGAATGGCAGGGCATGGGATTTGTTAAAAAAGCACCGGCAAGATTCGATGTATATAAAAAAGATAAAGGAACTTTATTTAATTTTGCATGTGAATAATTGACCATTATTTGAATAAAGCACAAATCAGCTTTCAAAAAAGATTTCAACTGGGCAATAATAAGCCCAATAAAAAATGTTACTACTGGCCTTTTCACTGCCAAAAAGTGATATAATAAATAAAAATTTTATCATTTTAATTACATGAGCACATATTCGTGCCCTTCCTATTGTTTCAGTGAATTAGGTGACTATTCCGCACAATTAGACGTTTGCACAAGCAAAGGTGTAGTTGCAGGTGTTTCTAATATTGTATTGCTTGAGTGCAGTGCAACATTAGCCGACCCTGAAAACGGAACAGAAGTTAATGCACTGATAAGCGCAGGAATGGCTAAATTAATAACAGGAATAAAGCTCGGACTTGGCGACCCTTCACAAAACACAGCCCCATCAATTACATCTTGCGGAAGCGATTTAACCGTGAGCGAAGACCGTACATTTGAGGCTGAAGATTATAAGGTCAACAAAGCCGTTGCAGCATTTTGGAATCAGGCAAATGGTCGTTTGTTTGGTGGTGCAATATTGCAAAAATGTGAAGCTGATGGTGAAGATGCCATGTGCTACTTCATTGACAGCCCAATACAATTGAGAACAGTATTGAAATCATCCAACACCAATAAGGAACTTGTAAGCTACAATATTGGTGGTAAATGGACTGCTAAAGACAACCCTGATGTAATCAACACCCCTACAGGAGTATTTGATTAATTTATGTCAAGCAGCAAAGGAATATTATTACTTGCCTATGGCAAGCCCTGTTATGGTCGCGCAGCATATAATATGGCTACGTCCTTAAAGAATTTCGATAAGGATATTTCCATTTGTTTATTGCGCGACCATGCAGCCTTTGCAAAAGATAATTTTGATTTTTCGGTATTTGATGAACAGATAACCATTGAAAAGGAAGATATTATAAACCCGGCATTTGCAAAAACAAAGGTTTATGATTATAGCCCCTATGACGAAACGCTGTATTTAGATGTTGATGGCTGTGCTTTAAAATCAGTGGCACCATTGATGGATAAATGCTCTGAATCAAAAAATTATTTTTCAACAGTTGTTTTTGACACCATAACAAAAGATGGCGGTGGCGAATCAAATTTGATCTGGGCAAAAAAGGAGGACGTGTGGCAACATTACCAGTTAAACGGTGAAAAACTACCAACCACGCAAACAAGTGTATTTTTCTTTAAAAAGCAAAAGGAAACCAAAGAGCTTTTTGATAAGTGGAGGTATAATCTCCAAACAAATCCATTGCCTTTTGAAAAACTGTTATCATCGTGGGGCGGCACCCAACCTGATGAATTGTATCTAAGCGTAACACTTGCTCAGATTGGCATTGCCCCATCAATAGGCAATGATGTAATGTTTTTTGGGCAGAAGATGGATGAGCGCAGCCGCACAAAACTGGCTGAAGATTTTTATTTCCTATCAATTTACGGAGGAAAAGGATTTACAAGAATTGATTATGTTGATTGGTATGAGCGGCTTATAATACGTTATGCCAGTAACAGGGGAAGTAATATTTTTTTTAAAACGCAATATGTGTTTGAGGATAAACACAGCAATGGAAGCAGGGCTGTATTAGGTGCAAAGCCGGCACAAAGAATTACAACAATAAAAAATGAAGCCATTATTCCAATAAGCAAAACAAAACTTATTGATAAAAAAAACTTAATCCCGGCATATAATTTTATTGACGGGTCAACAATACGTCCCACAAACTATTTTAACTGCTCTTTTATTGAGTATAATGGAGGTTATTATTTTGCGTACCGAATGGAAGCAAAGCCATTTTGTACCAGGATGAAAATAGGTTTATGCAAACTAAATAAAGACTTTACGATTGTATCCGATACTAATGTATTACCAACATTACACAGTGATTTGCGTGGATTTGCAAAAACATTTCATGTTGAAGACCCCAGATTATTTATTTTCAACAACAAACTTTATCTAAGCTATACCGATGGCTATCAGATGGCGCAGGCCGAAATAAACAGCGAAACATTACAGGCAAAAGAAAGTTTTTATATTGACAAACCGCATAAGAACAGAACAGAGAAAAATTGGACATTTTTTGAAAGTGAAAACAAACTGCTTTCTGTTTACAGCATAAATCCACATACTATTTTTGAAATTGATGGGAATAAATTTACTGAAAAATATAACGAACGATTTACTCATGCATGGCATTATGGAGAGTTACGCGGGGGCACCACACCTATAAAATATGGTGATAATTATATTTCGTTTTTTCACTCATCATTAGATATAAAATATAAAGGAATGCCCGGCAAGCAATATTTTATGGGGGCTTATATTTTTGATGGCAAAGCACCATACAAACCATTATACATAACAAATAAGCCATTTGTTGAGGGAGAATTAACGGACGACAGCATTCCACGCTTAAGCAATCGTATATTTGTGGTGTTTCCATCAGGCGTTATTAAAAAAGAAAAATCATTTTTTGTTTCATTTGGATATAATGACATGGAGTGCAGGTATGTTGAAATAACCGAAATGATGTTAAAAGAAAATTTAAAGCCCATTATATGAGCATTGATGTAGAAAAAGTATTGGCATCCATAGAGCATGGATGGGCCACGAAAGAAAAGGCACTTGCATTAATTGATTGTGTCCGCAAATCAAACAGCCGCCTGTCTGTTGAAATTGGTGTATTTGGAGGGAAGTCATTTATCCCATTAGCCCTTGCTCATAAGGAAATGAAAGCCGGATATGCAATAGGCATAGACGCATGGAATCACAAAGCCTGTTTAGAGGGAATTAATGACCCTGAAAATAATGCATGGTGGAAATCATTAAACTTTAAAGACATTTATTACTCATGCGTAGAGGCTATTGAGCGATACGACTTAGACGATTATGCCTGCCTGTGCAAGATGACATCGCTCACCTTTGGGATTCTGTTGCCTGATAACAGTATTGATGTTATGCATCAGGATAGCAACCACAGTGAGGAGGTAAGTTGTGCGGAGATAAATTTATTTGCCTCAAAAATGAAAAGCGGAAGCTATTGGATTATGGATGATACCGACTGGCCCACCATGCTTGCAGCGCAGGAATTAATTTATAAAAAAGGATTTGAACTTCAGCACGATTACATAAAATTTAAGGTGTATAAAAAGCAATGATTAGTATCATATACAGCACCAACAGAGTAGAGCCTAAATTTGATTGGTTTATAAAATCATTAATAAACCAAACAACAGAGGAGGAAAGAAAAGATATTGAAATTATCTTTGTAAAATATTCACCATTAGAAAAAGACTGTGAAATCATATCAGAAGAATACAACTTTGGGAATGTTGCAATAGTATCACCAAAAGCTAACTTATATCAAGGCTATGAAAGAAAAACCAAAACTGAATATTTCAGCCCTTCGAATGCTCGTAATACAGGATTTATTTTTTCAAGTGGCGATTATGTGGTGTTTATTGATGATGTTTCGTTATTAATGCCCGGGTGGTGGAATGCCGTAAAAGAGGCTTATAAAAACAAAATAATTGTTTGTGGCAGCTATCAGAAACATTGGGAAATGGTTGTTGAAGACGGTAAACTTGTTTCAAGTCGCAGCGAAAAAAACGGCATAGATAGCCGGTGGCGGCAGGGAAATGACAAGGGGCCTGTATTAATACAAGGTTCTCAGATGTTTGGATGCTCATTTGGGATTCCTGCGGAGGCATTTATAAAAGTAAATGGCCTTGATGAAATTTGTGATTCTATTGGCGGGGAGGATTATCATTTAGGTATAAGACTTAATAATGCCGGTTACAGAATACATTATGACAGGAGAATGTTTAGCGTTGAAAGCGAGGAGCTGCATGACCAACCTTATAAAATGCTGCGTGATGACAGAGTATTGCCACAGGAAAAGTATATGTCAGTTCTTTTAAATAAATTTGGCGTAAGCAAAAGGCATATCATGGGAAATTGGGATTCGTCACACATGATACTTGATATACTGTATGGTAAAAATCAAATAAAAACTATTGGCAACGAATATGATATTTCATTCTGCCGTGAGCAGAAACGATTGCCGAACATACCTGATGCTACCCATCATTGGTTTGATGACAAATTATTAATCGAATTATAAAAATTAAATAAAATGAAAAAATCAAATTTAAAAGTAGTAAAAAGCTGCGGAGGTAAACGCGGAAAAGGTGGTTGTGCATTCGAATGGACAATCATAGACAATGTGCCACAAATAAACGCTATTAAAAAAGCTGCATAAAAAAAACAATGAATGAAAAAGAGGTTATTGCTATTGCAAAAAAAGCCGCCACCATTTTTTACACCGGAAATCAATGGAATAAACTAAAGGATTATTTAGCAGGCAAAAAACAAACTGGTGAATGTTTAACAGCTGATAATCTGCCTGAGTATTACCCAACATATCGCATGGCCGCACAGCTGCGCGAGGATGCTCTTATACATCTTCAAAAGGGTGTGTTTCCTGCAAAGTTATTCAGTAAAAAATCTCCAAACATGCCGCAGGAGGAGTTTGACTATGTAAAAGAAAACTACAAGCAAACAACCCTTAACACCTCATTGGAATATGTAAATACAATTTCAAGAGCATGGGCTGATGATAATTGGCATATTGATTATAAAGAGGAAACTATTGATAAACGTGATTCATACCGGTATTATGTAGAACATAATATTAATTATTATACATCGCTTGAAATGTGGGCCAAGCAAATGTTGCCAGCATTAAAAACGGCAGATGCCAATGGTGTAATTGCTACAAAACCGTTTTTTGATGTAATAAAAGACGAAGAAGGTAATTATCGCATATCTGACGGATTAATTGATCCACAGCCGATTTATTACAACTGCACACAAGTATTAAGTGCCCCTGACAAAGATTATTTTTTACTTGATGAAACAGACTATGCGGCAAAGGAATTTAAACTACAATATGCCTTATATGAAGAAGAAAACATCTGGATTATACGTCAGACAAACGTAAATATTAATCCAGCAGAAATAATATTTGAGGCTATCATTTATTACCCTCATCCTGAAATAAAAAATACATTTGTTCACAGGCTTAAAGGCATTCCAACCATTTATAATAATAATGTATTGTGGCAAAGCAGGTTCTCATTCGTTACTGATATTTTGGATTTGGTGTTGATAAATTCTCAAACCCATCAGCACATTATGAATAAATGCGGATTCATAGTTACTGTAATGCCTGGCGAACCATGTATGTTTGAGCGACAAAATAAAAACGGGGAATGGAATAAATGCGTTGATGGAAAGGTATATGACAGTGAATTAAACCGCGAAACAAACTGCCCTGCATGTAAAGGCACCGGTTTAACGGCCCGCATATCTCCATTGGGAACATTCTTTACGAGGGGTAAAACAACATTAGGCGATGGCGATACAAACACAAACCCTTTACAGTTTATATCCCCCAATCCGCAAATACTTGAGTACATTGAAAAGAAAATACAAAACGATGAGCAAAAAGTAAAAAGCGTATTACACATTTATAATTCGGGCACCATAATAAAAACGCAGCAGGAGCAGTCAACAGCAACAGGCATGAGCATTGACCAAAAGGCCATGTATGCTGCCATAAAGCCTGAGAGTGACCAGATGTTTGATGTTTATGCAGGCGTGTCAAAAGACATTGGACTGATACGCTATGGGTCAAAGTTTGATCCACCTACAATAACATATCCTAATAACTTTGATTTTAAAACAGAATGGGATTACATTTATGAAATAGGAGAAGCCCAAAAAGCAGGTCTTCCACCTATAATGATGCAGCAGATATTAGAACGCTATCTTCAAAGTCATTTCTTTACGGATGAAAAGGTAGCCAAATATTTAAGCGTAATAAACTATTCAGACAGGCTAATGGGTTTATCGCAACAGGATATACTTGTAAAATCATTAAAAGGAATTATTGAGCCTTATGAAATAATAATACATGATTCGCCCATATCGCTGCTTAAGGATATTGAATTAAATGACGAAACCTTTTTTAAGAAGGACATTAAAGAGCAGATTGAAATATTTATAGCAAAGGCCAAAGAAAAAGCGGTTATAGAAGATGAAACAACGAAAGCAATAAACGCTGCAACCGGAGCAGGTGCGGGGGTGTAGAAGTTGAACTTATGCGGGTTTATTCTTGTTGACAAAACTATTTGATGCCGACCTTAGAACAAATATTAAAAAGAAAACTATCACGACTTGAAACCATACCCGATGAATTTATATCAGGTATTGATAAAGTAGAGAAAGAATTTTTAATAAAGGCTATCGAGCGTATATCTAAACTTCAAAAAATTGATGGGCAATTTGTTTTTAATGATGAAAACATAAAAATACTTGCATCGTTAGAATTGGATTTAAAAACTGACCTTTTAAAAAGTGGCTATTCTGATTTAGTAAAAACATTTATTGGTGAGTTTTCAATACAGGCAGCTATTACCAATGATTATTTTGCAAAGGCTTTTACAGAGGTAAGTAAATCAGCAATAACAGAAGCGGCAGCATTAAATTTGCAATTAATAAAACAAGATGCAGCAAAACAACTGCTTGGCAAACCTGTTGATGTAAAATTTATTAATGCTATCACAAATACCGTAAATGATGCCGTAATAAGCAACTCATCATTTACAGACACGCTTCAATCATTACAAACGCTTGTAGTTGGAGATGCGGAAGTTGACAGTAAAATAAAACAATACGCCAAGCAGGTTGCACATGATTTATTTGCTGTTGGTGACAGGCAATATACAACGGCTGTAAGCGATGAAATAGATGCACAATGGTTTTTATGGGGTGGCGATGTAATACCAACATCAAGGCAGCGATGTATTGAAAATCATAATAAATACTTTCATAAAAAAGAACTTGAAAAGCAGGGTGAACAAACATGGGATGGGCAGATGGAGGGCACCAATTCAAAAACAATATTTGCCTATGCAGGAGGCTACGGATGCCGGCACTCTATAATGCCTGTATCGGTATTTGCTGTTCCGCAGGATGTAATACAACGTAATATTAATAATGGTAATTATAAGCCAAATGATAGAAATTAAGACAAAGGAAAAGGATTTGAAATAACTTATGATAAGTTAGGTAGTTCAAAACAGATTTGTGGTGGCGGTGAATATGATGGAGGGATTGGTTTCGCTATCGGGGTTGACCGATTATTATCGGTATTAATATTATAAATAAATTTAAACTTTATAATTGTTAAAAAAAATAAAGTTACCACATTTTTTAATATTAAATTAAAATTTATATTTGGCACTTAAACAATAGCATAATGCGATACATACTTTCTGATGACAAAAAAAGAAAACTTTGCCGCTGTATTCGTGAAGGCAATGCAAAAAGAGCCAATGATTATAAAAGTTTAACGCTTGATGATAATGTTCTAAGGGAACTTGGATGGGAGCCGGTGCCATTTGTTGAAAGCCCAACAGCAACGGCAGAATCCACACCCGAACAAAAGCCACAACCTATTAAATATTTTATAAAAGGTGATTTATCGCTTGCGGAAGATGTTAATGAACCTTATTTGTTTGAGGGTACATCAAAAGAATGTGATATTTTTATAACTGGATATAATGCAGGGATTGTATCGGCCACCATGAAAAATAACAAAGCGGATGACATAAACAAGGTAGTTGATGCACCTAATTTAAACATCCCCGATAAACCAAAACGTGGGCGCAAGGCCGGAACAAAAGTAAAACCAAAACTTGTAAACGCATAAAATAATATACAATGGCAGAGAAAAAAATTACACCCGAACAAGCACTTGAATTAGTTACCTATTTGGGACTTAATGAAGTTGAAAGTGTTGATGCAGCTAAAGAAGCATTTGGAAAAACATATTTTAAACCCGACCATTTTCTTGGAACGGAAGCTGGTAAAGCCTTTACCGGTAAATGGATAAACGAGCGTAGAAATGAAATACGCAAGGTTTTAAAAGAATTTGGCATTGATGTACCAAAAGGTGACAGAGAACTTGACTTGCATGAGCTTGTTAAAACAGGTGTTGAAACATTGACTACGGCACATAATGAGGCATTAAGAAAATCAAAAACAGATTTTGATGCTACTACGGATGAAAAGTATAAAGCACTTGAAGGTAAATATAACTCAGCCTCCGAAAACCTTAAGCAGACTTCTCAGTTAATTGAAAAAATGAAATCCGAACATGCATCTGCCATTAATGATTTCAAAAATCGGGAGATAGCAGCAAAACTTTCAAACAAAAAAGAATCAGTTTGGGGAAGTTTAAAGTTTCGGCAGCGCGACCCAGCAAAAGAATCACAGGAACAATATGATTTGATGCTAAACGGATTTAAAGCAAAAATTGATGGTGATTTTGATTTTGGATTTGATGATAAAGAGGCTTTTGTAATTAAGAAAAAGGCTGATGGTTCATATATCCCAAATCCAAAGTCACACGGAACATGGCTAACACCTAACGAGGTTATTGAGGCAGAGGCGGCAAAGGTGGGCATATTACAAACATCAGCTAATGCAGGTAAGGTAGTTGGTGGTGGTGCTTGGGATTTTGCAAAGCCAAAAGTAGATACACCGCCTCCAACAGCAGGTAAAGCAACTATACATCCCGGAGCAGCACGAGCAGCAGCAGGTATGTCATAAAGATATTGAATAAGGTCAATTTTTCATAAGGTAATACATCCTTTCAAAATGTAACACTGGCATTAGTTCAGCCATCAAATGAATTAAGACTGCCTATCGTGTGGGCACAAGCGCACGTTAGTTTTATTATTAATTCATTTTAAATTACAATGTCAAATTTCAGTTCAAGTTTGATGTCATGCCCTAATGTTCAGGATGCGTTAAACGGATACTTCATAAACAGCGACCCTTCACGATATATGGAGCCTGCGCCACTTTATGAATTTCTGTGGAGCGATATGAACCGGGCAGGATTCAAACAACTTCAAAACAGAATAAATCCCGCACCGGGAAAAATTATGAACGTCAATGTTGAATATTTCAGACGTATTCCCGAAAGTGATGTTCAGACAACATCTTCATGCGATCGCGATTGTTCATCAACAACTAAACGTGGTGATGGCATAGCAACATACACCATTGACCCATGCGTTAAATACATGAGCGATGAGCAGATTTCAGCACAGCAATTCTTCTATTCATGCACCGGAAATGGTGAACTTGCAATGGGAGTTTTGATGCGTAATATTGATGCGGCGGTAAGAAAAGCAGCCACCGCATTAACAGGACAGGCATGTGCATTATATGGCAAGTACAGCGATGATGCAGAAGCAGCATATACAGTAACAAGCGATGAACTCGTTATTGCAACTAAAAAGGCAACATCGGGCGACCCTGACATTTATGGAATGGGTAAAATTGATAATGCTTTAATGATGACCGGTTACATGGGAGCACCTGTAATTTTTTCGGGAATTACTCTATATGAGTACATTCAGGCATTAAAAGCAGGATGCTGTGCATCATCGGGCGTAAATCTTGAAGCTATACTTGCAAATCATGGCAAAGCTGTTCTATGGGACAGACGCGTTCAGAGTTCAAGCGGTTTAAATTCAATTAACAAAGCCCTTGCCGTACAGCCAGGCGCATTGCAGGCTATTTACTTTAACGAATATGAAACAGACCCTATCATTGATGGCGCATTACAGAATCGTGTTGGTAAAAATTACGAAACATTCGTGCTTCGTGACCCACGTACCAATACACCTGTGAACGTGTTGATTTCTGATAACTGTGGTGTAGTTTCAATATTTGTGCATGTATGCGCTAAAGTGGTTGGAATGCCAACAGACATGTTTATGTCAGGTGACAACATGAATGGTGTTACATGGGTAAACAAGATTCTTGTAACTAACCCATAACCAAAAGCAGAAATGGCAAATTGCAGCTATTGTATATTAACAGGGGTTCCGTCAGCATATGGCGGCTCCCTTGTTTTTGATTATATTTTAATCGGCAGTACCAAGTACGAAAATACAGGGGCTGCAATTTCCGTTTTTGATAAGGCCGCATTGCGGGATTACCTGAACTCAATAGGCTTAGGAACATTTACAGTAACCACAGCAACCACAAATCCATTAGCTGTTAATATCTGCGTTTACGGATTGGCAGAGGATTTAGATATTAGCTTATTTGGCATAAATGCCGCTTCAAGTCCGGTAGAAATAACAGCAACTGACGGGGCATGCCTTGAGGAAGATTGTACGGACTGCTTTACAGATATTTTGGGATTAAAAGAAGTATGTGAGCCGCAAACAAATTTTTGCTTATGGCTTAATGATGCCGGAATAAACAGATCAACGGTAGAAAGCGTAATGACAAGAGATTATGCCAATGCCAAAGAGTTTGTAAAAGAAAAAATTAAAATTGCTGTTGAAGATATTAAATCACAACTCCCATCACTTATGGGAATAAAATTTAAACTAAACAGTGTATTGACAGGCGAAAAGTTAGGCTTTCTTCAGGACAATAAAATAAGCATTGCCGGAACAGGAAACTATGGAGGAATATTAATTGACTTCCCCAATACGCGCTCCTATCTTGACTTTTATACAAGCGAATTATCATTAATTACAAATCACACAGGAACCATACCTGTGCTTGTATATGATATTCTTGAAGGTAATTTAATTGACACCATAAACGTAAACTGCACCGCAGGATATAAGTCCGTTGTAAACCTAAAAAAAGTTTATGCCTCATTACGAGAACAAACCACGCTTGCTTTTATTTATGACACCACAAGCATTAACAGTTATAAAACACTAATAAAAAACGGTTTATGTTGCGGAAAAACATCGTGCTCAACACAATATTTCAGTGCAAGGGGCATTGAAATTGCACAGGCTGACGATAAAATAATTGCCAATGTTGAAACTGCCGACCATACATTTGGCATGAGTTTAACGTATTCAATTAATTGCAATCATAAAGAATGGATGTGCTCAATAGCCAACACAATAGCATTGCCATTGCTTTATAAAGTAGCAGAAAAAATTGTTGAACATGGGTTGCTTGCCGCCAAAAGCCAACTGGTAAATACAACGGTAACAATAAATGCAGTAGATTTAAAAACAAACCATGAATTTTATGCACGTAAATCAACAGAAGCATTAGATACAGTACTAAACAATATTAAACTTCCCAATGATGAAACATGCTTTGAGTGCAGAAGAGTTTCGGGTTCTAAATTTGTGGCACCATGAATGCAAGCCAGCTTTTAGAACGATTAAATTGCGTGGAAGACACGATAAGAAAAGCCAAGAGCTTTAAGTTAGCCGTAAGAACAAGTTTGGCCCAGCGTTCAATAAGAATATTTACCGATGGCAAAAATACATCTGACAGCACCATTGGTAAATATTCAGAAAAACCAATATATGTAAATCCAAACAATTCACCAAAGGGATTTATCCCTGTTGGAAAGGGAGGCAGCGCATCAAAAACAAAATCATCATCGCTAATATTTAATGTTAAAACCCGAAAAGCAAAAACAAATACAACCAAATCGGCACAGGTGTTTAGCAATGGCAAGCCTCACAAAACTAAATATTTTGGTGATGGCTATGCCGGTTTTAAAAGTGAAATAGGCCGTAATCCGGGTTTTGTAAATCTACAGTTATTTGGCAATTTAAAAAGCAACTTTGAAAATGCATCAAGAGGAGGTGAGCCAACAAAAATAAATGATTACGAATATGTGGTTGGCTTGGATAACGAAAATAGCGATAAACGCAGCGGATTAGAAAATAAATATGGCACTATATTTTTTATGACCGAAAAAGAAAAACAACAGTTTAATGAAATAGCATCCAAAGAATTTCATAATGAAATAGTAGAATGTTTTAAATGATTAAAGAACTAAATACACTATTAAAAACGGCATTTGCGGATTCAGATATATTTAACAATGTATTTGGATTAGCAGAAAGCGTAATGGATGACAATGGTGAGTTTCCGGCCATTTATAATGGTGGTGGTAATTACAGCATGATAAATTTAGATTCTGAACAATCATTTATCTATTGGCGGGTAATTAATGACATACCTGTTGATAAAGCAAACGAAAGAGAGTCATTAACAAGCTGCTCAAGCAAAGACGAATTAATTTTTAAAGTCCCATTAATATTTGTTTGTTTTGCAAAAAAGCAATCAATATCAGATTGCATAGGTTTTGAAGAATACCAATTTGCCGAGGAAATTGTAAAAATATTAAACACCGTAAAGCCACGAACAATAAGCAATGTGCAGGAGGGCAGCGTATTAATAAAAAAAATAATTACATCACACCCAAAATTGATTAACAATGAATACAAGGGGCGCGAAATAACAGGATTTAACTACGAATATGCCTACATTGGCATAGAGGCATCAATAGAGATGCTTGTAAACACAACTTGTTTAGGATGTCAAACTTCATAAAATGGTGGTAGAATTGACGGCATTAGAAAAATTGGCAATAGAGTATCTTGGTAAACTTACTGACCAGCTACATGAGCTAAAAAAAGAAATTGACAATGATGCGCATGATTTCAGAATGGAGATGCGCGACTTGCATAAAGGAACCAATAATAAGATTGAGGAAATAGGCAGAAAAGTAGAAGGCATAAACGTTGAGTTAATTGAAGTAAAAACAAAAGTAGAGCTATACCAAAAGGCAGAAAACACAGCATTTGATAAGGTGTGGGCAAATCTAAAATGGGCTGCAAAATACGGGTTTATTCTACTTTTATGCGTATTCGCAACAGGGGTAATGGCTCCTGATATTTATAAAGAAATAACACATTTAATTACAAAATTCAGAAGTTACTTACACTAATTTATACTAAAAAAAAATGGCAACAATCAGTTACAGCGGCCCACGTCCGTTAATCGTGAAACTACTTGCGCCTGCAATAGTGGGGTTTATGGTATTCTTTTTTCAGAACATAGACAAATCGCCATTGCCTGACGGCCCGCTAAAAAGCTGGCTTGTATTTCTTGCGCCTGGATTAATTGCAGTATTTATGGTGGCAATGGATTTCATCAGCAAAAAGCCATCATTAAACGATTCGGCACAAAAATCTAATGAATAATGGCACGTAAACAAAAAACTGCTGAGCAGTATTACAATCAGGGAGGTGTAATGGCGGTAATTGCTATTATAATAGTAATAGCATCGGGATGGTTACTATTTCCTGACCCCCGTGAGAATCCTATTTACCCAATACTTAAACTCATTGGAATGATTGTATTGATGCTATGGCTCATGTATGAATACAAATCATACATCGAATACAAGATACAAAATTCAGCATTTGAAAATTGAACAAAGAATTTAAAAATAGCTGCACCGGACTAAACTGCCCCATAAGGAAGGAGTGTATATTATTTAACATTCCACCCAAAGACGCAGCATGGCGAATAGCACCCATGTATAAAAAGAGAGATGGCAATCTTGGAAGCTGCAAAAACTTTACCGAATCAATAGCTGAGAACATGAACATAAATAATAATTAAACAAATAAACAAACAAACACAATGAAAAAACTATTACTAATGGCCGCCATCGCATTGGCAACAATCGCACAGGCGCAAACAGAAAAAGTTAAGGTACAACTAAAACATTCAATCGCAGCAAGCGGAATGTTTGTAACGGCAAAAGATTCATCCAAAGGAGAGCTTAATGGTGAATTAAATTACTACATCGGAGGCAAAGATTTTCAGGTTGGGCTTGCATTACGTAGCGACAACGACTGGAAAAACATAGCCGTAGGAATAACCACAACCACAAGAATATTTACAGTAAGCGATTTGATTAAATTTTCAGGATTAATAGGTGCCGGTGCCTTAATTGTAAATGATGCTAACCCTAAATTACATCCTGCCTATTTAGAAGTAGGTGCTGAGTTTGGATATAAAATTGCTGATACGTGGCAAATGGGAGCCTATTACAAGAGATGGCAGTTTACAAACAATCCATCGCCTGCTGTAGGTTTGAAATTGGCTCATAATTTTAATTAATGGAAAAGAAAAAACTACCTGTGCCAGTTTGGATTGCCCTCATTGATGGAGTTGTCCGAATTGTTCAGGCTATTTTTGGAAAACGTAAAAACAAACAAAATGAGAAAAACACTTAGTTTTATTTGGGAGCATATCCTGTTATTTATTATTGGCATTGCGCTATTTTTTACCATTGCAGGACTAATTAATGTGGCAAAGGCTCAACCATCGGGGGTAAATAAAATAAAATGTCACTATTACGGTAACGGCAATCCAGGAACATCAACTGCACCGTTTAGCGGTTTGCAAGTTGCTTGCGATTATTTTAATAAGTCTGATAGCTCAATGTGGCAATGCATGAGTGTAGTTGGTACAACATGCACATGGGTAAAAACACAACCTACTTATGGAGTTGGAGGCCCACAAGGCGCAAAGGGTGATAAAGGCGACACTGGAGCAACAGGGCCACAAGGCCCACAAGGCCCTCCCGGAAGTGGTGGTGGAGGTTCAGTATTTACTAACTTTCCTATATTTATTCAATCGCCCGAATACTACAAACCTAAACACGCTAACAGAACTTACTCACAAGAGTACGGCAGCGCAGCGCAAAAATACATTGACACAAGTTTTGCCGGAGTATTAAAGAGCGCAGGGGTACTTATAACCGACCAAATAGATTATGGTTGCGTACAGGCGGCAATTTATATAATGCCATCAGGAAGCAAGTATATTGGTTATGGTACTTACAATATAAACAGAGCTATTACAATGCCTTTTTTCAGAGTTGGAAAATATGAGGAAGGTATTTACAAAACAACGAACACAAATGCCTTTGCTGTTTTTTACAGACCACATGCAAATTTAGATTCAGCCATGATGCGAACTGATTATGATTTGCATTTTGAGCACATGCAGATTTACGGAAGTGATTTGCAAGCAGGTTTTGATATTTCAGGAAGTTATAATGCAACATACAGGGGTTGCCGATTTTTCGGTATAGGCGATGGTATTAAATGTACCTTCCAAATAAACGCAGATATTAGAAATTGTTTATTCACTCAGGTAATAAGAGGTATTACGATTGATTACATTCCTGGCCTACCTCCTGCCACTTACCAAAGCAATCAGGTCACAGTGGCACACTGTCAATTTTCAGGCAGGCCACGTGTTAACGGAGTTTCAGGAAGTGATTATGCAATAAAAACAAATCAAGTTTCCGGTGGCGATTTTTGGTATAACATCATAGAAGGGAAATCGTGGAAACGCGGAATTTGGCAAACCAATTCAAATAGCACGGTAGTAAAAGATTTAACTGAAACAGGTGGTCATGCTGAATCAGAAGGAGGATTTGATATTGCTTACATCGAAACTGATATGCGTGAAGGCAATATTGTTAAACGTGGAGGTTGGGGGCAATATCCATGCCTAATGATAAAAGCGACATCAACAGCAGGAACTGTTAATATTAAAGTGGAAGATGTTCCTTATTGGGTCGGTGATGCAAACGGCAAAGCGTTCCAATCAACAAACTGCCAATGGACTTTTATAACAAACAATGGGTCTTTGTTTGATAAAACAGCGGTATTAAGTCAGTTTGTCGGCAATAATGTTATTGAATGCGCGGGAGATAGATGTGGAGTTAATAAAATGGCTTTTATTGGAATACCCGGATCAATTGGTTTTGGAAGTTCAACTGTAAGAATTACCGAACTACCTCCAAATGTTGCTTTGAAAATGGTTGTTGTTGGAGATTCAGAATTTAACGGCAAACCATCAAAGAAAGTTGTGTTTGTTTATTATGAAAATGGTGTTGAGGTAAAACGTAGTTCTATTTATGATAACTATGTTTCCGGTTACACAGCAATGATGAAAGAAGTTTCTGAACGTGAACTATGGTTTAACTAATAATGCAACTCACCACAAATTTTAATCTCAGCACGCTAACCATCAGCAAAACTGCAAATCAGTTTGGTATTGACAACACTCCATCGGATGAGGTTATTGGCAATTTAAAATCATTATGCGAAAATGTATTGGAGCCGTTGCAGGCCCTACTCGGTGAATCAATATACATTACATCAGGTTACAGGAGTAAGGAGTTAAATAAAAAAATAGGTGGGGCTAAAAAATCGCAGCACATGGAAGGGAAAGCAGCCGACATTCATGTGAATAGCAAGTCAACAGAGGAGTTGTTTGTTTTCATTAAAAAAAACTTTATTGGATTTGACCAACTAATTCAGGAGTTTGATAGTTGGGTGCATATTAGTTATGATGGCATGAATAACCGGAACATGGATTTGAGAGCGATAAAAGAAAACGGCAAAACAAAATATTTGCCGGCATAAAAAAATTCATTACCCGACAAGGATGAATCTTAATAAGGTTTGGTTTTAGGTTCATCCCCAGTTGGGCTAACTGGGGATGCTTTTTTTGTATTAAAAAATCAAAATCATTGACAGTCCGTTTGCTCAATGTAAGTTATAACAGAATAACTCCCTGCATAATTGGATAATCCTGTTCCAGTGCCTTCGTATTCAACTACGCCATCAGCATTTTCAATATTATCTTTTCCGCACACTTCTTTTGATGATGATACAGTACTGTAAATGGGAGTTCCTATATTATAGCCGGAATACGACTTATACTGAGTAATGGTTCTAAGTGTTGTATTGCACGTAGAACATTTTTTGCATGATTGCAAACTCATTATCAAAAACAAAGCAATAGCGCAGCCTGATAATTTTTTCATTTGGCAAAAGTAAATAAAAATAATTGCTTTAATTATCAAATAGTTACATTTAATTTAAAAATAATACTTTGAAGTAATACAGAAAAGTAATACTTTTGGCGCATATTAATTAAAATAAAAAATGAAAATCACAGACAAGGTAATTGAAGCAATAAAAGCAAATCAAAGATTGATTAGCTTATTGGCCCTTGAGTTTGATTGCACAGAAACAACAGTTAGGCGTTATCTTGACAGAAAAGATAAAATGTTGACAACAGCCGCAGCAATGCGCTTAATTTCTGACGAAACAGGAATCAAACAAGATAAGCTATTAGCATGAGCGCAATTCAAATAATACAGTACGGGCCTGTTATGTTCATCCATGATAAAAAAATTTATTGGATTGACCAAGATATAACATCGGAAATATTACGAGAAAAGAATTATGGCTTGATGCCCTGGGAGCAATACAATGATGTTAGCGAAACTGAGGCTATTGATTACATAGAATCGAACAACCATCTGTGGCAGCTTGACGAGCAGCAGGACTTTAGTTTAATTTAAAAATAAATAACCATGACAGAATCTAAGGAAAAATTAGAGCAACTTAAAAAAGAGTACGAAATGGGATTGAATGAATATTTCTCATTAAGAAAAGAGCAAAAGGGAAGGCTTGCTGAGGTTGGTTTAAAAAACAGGAAAATAGACCACAAGATTTCAAATCTGACAATGTACTTAAAATTTATGGAGAGGGCAAAATGAAACTATTTACAAACATCAACAGGTTTATGGATGCACAAGATACATGCATCCTCATGGGAATAATATTTACAACTGCAATTATTGTAAGCGACAAGGGTATTAAATTTATTTTAAAAACCAAAATTAAATAATCAATGGCAAAAAATAAATACATAATTCTAAATAAATGGTTTGATGGAGATGTAAATCCTTGTGTATATCAAATTGCATTACACGATGGCAAAAAACGACAATCATTATTTCGTTCGTATAAAGTGGCCACCATATTCAATGAACGCAGGCTTGCGGTTAATGCAATAAATAAAACAAAGCGGTATGCAAAATCTAAAAGTTTAGATTGGAATTTGGAATATCAAATAGTGCGTCTCATTGAAATGTAATCAACCCACACCATGACAAAAATTGAATCAGAACTGCAACGAGAAGAACAACTAAAAAAAGCCAAAACATATCCCGGTAAAACTGAGGTGCGCGGTGGTTATTTCTCATTTGCTCCGAAAGTTAATGTTGATAATCTCGTTTACGGACTTCTTGCAGCTTCACTTGCAATAGTAATACTATTAATAATATCAGCCGCATGACACTAACACAAGACGATATGAAATGGATTGGAGCTTGCATCAGGCAGGAGTTTGATATGCCTAAAGAGGGGTGGCTTGTAGATAGTATCTGCAAAGAATTAATTGCTAAAGCGAAGCGTTTTTGCCTGTATGAATTAGCCAATGAGATGCAAGCGGATTATGACTTTCAGAAGTCTAAAAAATCAACTATAAAAGAGCACTTATAAAAATAAAAAATAAATTCAAATGGAAAATCACAGTGAATTAGAAAAAACAAACGGCTCACAGCAGCCAATGACCGTTAAATCTTTATTTAACCGTGACGATGTAAAATTGAAATTTCAAGAGATGCTTGGCAAACGTGCAACATCTTTTATTACATCGGTACTTCAAATAGTAGCAAGTAACGCACTGCTAACAAAAGCTGACCCAACAAGCATTTATCAGGCAGCAGCAGTAGCGGCAACATTAGACTTGCCTTTAAACAACAATCTTGGATTCGCTTATATAGTTCCTTTTAACTCACGGCAACCTGACGGCAGTTATAAGCAGGTTGCGCAATTTCAACTTGGTTACAGGGGTTTTATTCAGCTTGCACAACGTAGCGGACAGTTTAAGACAATTTCGGCAACGCCAATTTTTGAAGGACAGTTAATTGAGCAAAACCCATTAACCGGATTTGTTTTTGACTTCACAAAAAAAACTTCTGAAACAGTAATTGGTTACGCTGCATACATGGAATTACTTAATGGTTTTGAAAAAACATTTTACATGACAGTGGATGAATTGAAAAATCACGGTTCAAAATATTCTCAGACTTATAAAAGGGGATTTGGGCTGTGGAAAGATGATTTTGATTCTATGGCAACAAAAACGGTATTAAAATTATTACTTGCAAAATTTGCGCCCCTTTCAGTTGACATTCAAAGAGCCGTAATAACTGACCAATCGGTAATTAACGACAGCGAAACGCTGGAGGTGAGTTATGTTGATAATACTGACGAAACTGTTATTGACAAAGAAGCCGAGCGTGTAACGCTTATGATTAAAGACGCTACCACTATTGAGGAATTGAATAAATTAAGGCCCAACATCACGGACGTAAATGCGGTTTTATTTGGTGATAAGATGGAAGAATTGCAAAATAAAAAAGAAAACAAAAAAACCAAAGTAGCATGAACTTCGATAATATATTATTCCGGGCATCATCCAGTAGTAAGCTAATTACGGAGCCTAAAAGCAAAGCCGCAAAAGAAGCAGGTGATCTATCTGAAAGCACTAAAACACACCTAATTGATGTGTATGTTTCTGAAAAATACAGCCGTAAAACAGACATTTCAAATAAGTATGTTGAAAAGGGGAACTCTTGCGAGGAGGATTCTATCACTCTTGCATCGAGACTTACAAAAACATTTTACAAAAAGAATGAAGAACAATTGAGCAACCAATTTATAAAAGGAACCCCTGACTTATTTGAAGGCGAAAGCATACACAATGCAACCACGATTATTGATATAAAAACGAGTTGGGATGCATTTACTTTTTTCCGTAATCATACCAAAGAATTAGATTCAGATTACTATTGGCAGGTTCAATGTTACATGGCATTGACTGGAGCGCAACATGCTAAGGTTATATTTTGTCTGGTAAACACACCGGCAAATTTAATAATTGATGAAAAGAGGAAACTTGGATGGAAGATGGGCGTTATTTTCGGAGGAGAGGAGCCGCAGGAATATCGCGAAGCCTGTATGCAAATTGAAGTGAATATGATTTATGATTTACAAATGTTTCATGCTGCTTACCCATCCTTTGAATTTCACAATGAAATTACTTATATCCAGGGTGTTCCTTTTTGGCCTTACGATATTCCTATGGCTGAACGCAAAATTGAGTTTTCGGTTGAAAAAAATATTGATGATTTGATGAAATTATATTCTAAAATTATAAAGTGCAGAGAGTTTTTAAATGAACTTGAAAATAAATTGAATCCTTCAATCCAACTCACCACCAACGACACAGAAACGTTCTGGCGGTTGGCGTTCGTTGCCGACTTTGGAACACGAAATTTTAACTTAAAAAATAAATTTGATATGGAAAACAAAACTTCAACAAACCACGAAAACAGCAATGACGCTAACCGCTTGTTATGCGAGGTGCTTTCCTGTGTGTCAAAAAAAGCAGAAACACCAAAAGAAAAGTATAACCAGCTTAAAAAAGATTTTGAAAACCTGACAACGGATGCCGAAAAAATGATGCAGATAACGATAAAACACGCACTTAAACAGTCTGCTTTAGTAGGTGGATACTCAGGGTTTTCAAAAGATTTTTGGATAAGAGTAATGTCTGAGCATCTCGCATAACTTGATGTTATGCGCATGTGCCGCATTCCATCAGGTTTGAAGTTTAGGAAAAATATTCATGCGGCATTGCGCCATAACGAATGACGATTAAACCAGTGCGATTAATTAGTAAAAATATCAATATGTAAAACGGTAAAAGTTTAATTATTTTTTAGAGCGATGGCAAAAGTAATTACATTCTCAACAACATTTCAAAAGAAGCATCCAAGAAGCGGAGAGCCAACATGGTTTGTTGAACGGATATTGAATCAACTGCAAGATTTTTCATTCGTAACTAATGAACTTGCAGAATCACAGGGGTTCCTTTTAGGTAAAGATTCCTATATTGAAAATAGGATAAAAATAGGTTTCAAAAAATCCCACACAATAAGGGCAGGACACAGATTTAAGGTTGGGGATAAATTCTCACCGAGAATATGGAGCGGAAAACCATATCAAAGTAAGCAGATAATAATTGCTCCAGATATTGAAGTGAAAAAAGTTTACGGATTTTCATGCGACACTATGGATTATTGGTTGCATAATGGAGAAATAAACTATCAGTTAAGTTTAGATGAAGTAAAAAACGTTGCGGCAAATGATGGGCTTTCGGTTGAAGATTTTGAATGTTGGTTTGATGCAAAAGAATTTGATGGTCAAATAATTTGCTGGAACGATAAAGTCAATTATTAAAATGCGGGAGGGAAAAATTTATTTTAATTATTGTCGTTTAAGCCCATGTTATGTGTCAGTATTTTTTATCAATTTTTTGTGCGGGGGGTTCTTTCTCTGTGTTCTCAAAAATCATTTAATCATTAACTAATAAATAAAAACAAAATGCCAAATCACATTCAAAACCGCCTTCAATTTATCGGAGATAATAAGGAAGTGCAAAAAGTATTAAACCACATCAAAGGAAAATATGATGATGGAAAAGAAATGCAAATTGACTTTAATAAAATAAAGCCAATGCCAAAAGAATTAAACATTGAAACTCATTCTGGAGTAGAAATGTGGGCTGAAATATGCACGGGGCAGATTGACTTTGCTTCGCTATTTCAACCAATGGAAACATCCGCTTCCGAAATGTTTAAGAATGGCAAATACGGAACATTGGCAAGCCGAATGAGTGCAGGAACAGCTATGGAACACTTAACGGGAAAGCGGAAAGGAAATGTGAAGGATTTATCAGAAGCAGATTTTAATATGTTCATTCAGTGCCTGAAAAATTATCGTAAACACGGTTTTATATCGTGGTTTGAATGGAGCAAAAGCAACTGGGGAACAAAGTGGAACGCTTACGACCAAAATGATAAGCGGAATACAGCCGATACAATTTACTTTCAAACCGCTTGGAGTGCCCCATTGGAATTGATGCAGGAACTTTCAAAAATGTTTCCATTAGTGAAAATCGCTTTTGCTTATGCAGATGAAGATAGCGGAAGCAATGCAGGTAAAATAATTTTTGAAAATGGAGAGGCAACCGAAGTAAATCAACCCGAAGGACAAAGCAAAGATGCTTACGACATTTATTTTGAATTGCACCCTGATAGAATTAACGATTACAAACTTGTTGGCGATAAATACGAAACAACAGTAGAAAACAGATTATCCCTAAAATGGGGAACATTGAAAAGCTGGCACTTTGATGGCGAGCAAGGGCAAAAGCTGATGAAGGAATATAATGAGATTGGCTCATCCTTTTCAGCGATGGCTCAGCAGGACACTCCAAGACAAAAGGAAATTATTTGTGAACTGATTGACTTATGTGATGGAGATACAATTTACTTGGAGTGGGATGGAAAGGATGTGCCAAAACAGGAAGCCAAAGAATATGTGATGAACTATGGCAAAAAGTAGCGGTGCGTTGGCGGTTAATTTTATTGCCTATAACGGGTTCGGGCTTTGCGTTCGTTGCTTATGTGCGTTGGCTCGTGTGTCGGCAAGCAATGACGCAAAACCCGTGTTATATGCCGCCTTTTTTTGTCTGAAAAATATTTTTTTAAAAATGTTTGCAAATTCAAAATAATGATGTAATTTTGTAAACGAAATCAAAAGTAAATAAAATGGGATACAGAATAAACGAAAGAAATGCAGGTCATTGGTCATTAGATGGTGAGCCAAAACACGTAAGAACTAAACCTAAAAAAGTGAGCCGTTCATTCACTGAAACTGAAATAGAAATGTTCAACTACCTCATGAATAAAATAGCTGACAACATTCAATTAGATGCTTCTGATTTGGACAACCAAGTGTACAGGGATAACGGAGATATTTTAATACAATTTAGCCGTGATAGGATTGAAGATGTTCGCTCACTTTTAACAAAGTTTAAAAATGACTAAGAAAAAAGTTAAACAAGGAGGCAAACGAAAAGGGGCTGGACGTAAAAGCCCTTTTTCCGAACCAACAAAAACGGTCAGTTTTAGGTGTCCGTTGTCAAAGATTGAAGAACTAAAATTATATGTTAATGCTAAACTTTCGGAGTGGTCGCAAGGTGGCATATAACGGTTGAGGCTAAACGAAGGCAGGGATAAGATGCACACCCTTTCAGCCTTGAACAAATGATAAAGAGATGCACAACTATTCAGAAGTAGCACACAGCCCTGCTTTTGTTTTAGCGCATGTTATAGGCTGATAAAATTTTTTACAATGAGAAAAATAATTATGGTAACGATGGCGGTTCAAGTAATATGCTTTTGTGCGGGAGTTTACTTTCTATTTGAAGGTGAAATATTCAGCGGGCTATTCAACACAATCTTGAACGCCATTTTCTTTACAGTGAACATATACAATTTGAAAGCGTGGCGGTAAAAATTTTATTTGCTTATAACGTATCGGGGCTTTGCGTAGTAGCCCTTAGTAGAAACTTAAAATTAACCACGACACTTCATATGGCTATTACGCAAAGCCCTTGTTATGTGCCGTTAAATTATCAAACAAATGGGATGTGAAATTTGCGGACGTGGAGCTTGCACAAGGAGCTTTCACTCATTAGAAGAACAAGAGGAATTTGACCGAGTAAATAAAACTGACGAAATAAAAGAACGTCTGCGAAACATTATTGAAAGGCAAGTTAACAGATTAAAAGGTGATTACATAGAAGATGATTACTATGTGAAATTGTCAGACGTTATTGATATAATTCAGTCGTCCGATTAATGGCACATAACGTTCTCGCAGATTGCCGATGGCGGGGACTTAGAACCACAAATGTTCGGCTTAACAACAAAATTTAATAAGATGTCAGAAATGTCAACAACAACCGAAACCCCCGCTATTGGCAATGTGCTGTTAGCGGCTGCCTTTCCTTTCTCACTTGAAATAATTAGGAAAAGATTCCCAATTTCAATTGATATAGAGGAAACAGAATGTAATCTAATGCTTAACGGGAATTCAGATAGATTACTACTAAAAAAAGAGTTCTACAACGAATACTGTTTTGTTGAAATTCAAAAAGGAACGAACGGTTTAGGTTTTACAATTTTCAAAAGCGATTGGAAAGACTTTGAGAAAATAGAGAGTGATTTTCAAGAGGGATTTTCATTTGCAGTCAAGGACAAGTCAGAAGTGTTTGCCATTATGAACACGCTTGTCTAAGGTTGCCGCTAACGGATTGCGTGTTTATGTCAGGCGGGCATAGCACGAACTTAAATATTAACCGCAAGCTGTCCGCCCGCTTGCATAAACACGCTGTTGTGTGCAGCCTAAATTG